GCCCACTCTACGTCGTAATCCGTCCCCGTGCTTTTCACGAGGGCTTGCCCCGTCGTACCTCCTGCAATTAGCCCAACCTTTGCTGTGTTGGTTGTTAGGTTGGTGCGCTCTGCGTCGGTAATAATTGCACCGCTGCCCGCACTCGTTACATCCGTCAAATCAGTAACGCTAGTGGGTATGTCATCCGCTCGACCTAAAACGCCGCTTGTACTTGGTAATATGATTGTGGTGTCTTGCGTAGCGCCTGAGTTGGGGCGTATCCATTGAGTCAAATTGCCGTATTCGAATTTGAAGTAAGTACCAAACTTTACAATTAGGTCAGCTACATTGGCCGTGCTTGATCCGTCCAAATGCAGCGCAGTAAACGCTGTATCCCCGTCCGCGTCAGTCGCTACAACAAACTCAATGTCACCGGGTGACGTTTCAGTCAATACAACCTTTGTAATTCCTGTCTGTACGGTTGCCTTTGTTTGCTCTAGCTTTAACTCGCTCTCCGTGCCTTCGCCGTTATTAATTGTTGTGTCTGTGCCTTCCTTCAGCAACGAGTACAACAAATTCAACTTACCCGAGGGTTCCCAAGCCGTTCCAGTCCACTGAAGTACGTCACCGCCAAATGGAGTTGCAGCGTCCACGTCGTCTATGTCATCCATGTCTAGGACGACTACACCAGTTTGACCATTGACTGAATCTACTGCACCTCCGCTCGCGTCGTCTGCCGCTTCCCAGTTGCCCGTCGTGCTGTTGTACGCAATGAGCTGACCGTTTGTAACGCCGCTCACATCTACGTCAGAAAGGTCGCCAAGCTCGGCACCCGTTACTGGTGTGCCTAACGCAATCTCGATGTCGTCGCGCTTAATGCGAAAGGTAAACTTGAGCACTTGACTGTAGCGGCGTGGATCGTATTCAATCTCTACATCAACGTCATTGAATTGCACGCTTTCCACGTTGACTCCGTTGTACGTGCCGCTCACGCGATCCAGTGCACCACGGACCGCCACGCCTAAGTCAGCAGCTTCGTTGTAGCTGTCGGCATAGCACAGAAATTCAAATCGCACCTCATCGAGCTTGGACGGTCCGTCGTGCGTATCCTCTGGCGCTACGCTCTGCAGCTGGTAAATAACAAAAGGCGTGACCGCTTCCTGCTCTGCAATCTCTGGGAATATGCGCGTGCCTACAATGTCAGTGACGCCAGAGTTGGCGCTCAAAATTCCATATACTGCTCTTCCTGCGTTCATTTCTTCTTTGCTTTTGCTGCTTTTTCGATCGCTTTCTTGTAGCGCTTACTCATAAGGTTCAGCGCTTCAGTGCGCTTGTTACGTATCGAGCGTTCAAAGACGCCCTTGTTTCTGCCTTCACCAAACTTGCCGTCACCGCCTTCTACAATATTGGCAAACCAGCCGTCAGAATCAAGCGGCATGCGGCGCCCTACTCGTGGACCGACCCAGTAGGTATTAGCCTGCTTGTCAATCAACCAAACGCGCACCGAACGGTTGAGCGTACCAATCGGAATGTCAAGCGGCTTTTGCTTGCCTCGACGGATGCGAATGACCTCACGCGCGTCCTTAATGTTTGTTTGCATCTCGTCCTTGTACACCTTGCCAACTGCGCGGTGAATACGTCGCTGCACGTTTTTGTCAGCTATCTGCTTACGCATGTGCTCCAGCTGCTTCATCAGCGGCTTAATGTCTACGCCGATACCTTCAAAGCCAGTACCTGCGCCCTTCATTTCTAAGCTGCCGCGTGCCATCAGGTACCAGTTATTTGACAAAGCAAAACAAGCTGGTCCTGTCGGCCAACCTCCTCAATGCCTTGGATGTTGTAATACTTGGAATTGTAAACCACGCGGTCGTCAGCCTTGATGCCTCGGCTGTCGCTGCTGCTGCGAATCTTAAAGCGCACGCGCTGCACCGGCATGTCCTGATCCGTCGTGATGCGCTCGGTCATTCTTCGCCCGTCTTCATCAGCTCAGCCCATACGGTCAGCAAGGTGCTCCACGTCTGCACGCGCTCGCCGTATGCGTTCGTACTCGTGGTGTATCGTTCCACCGTTATGCGTCGGTCGCTCTTACCTATTCTCATCGGTCAGATATTACGCGGTAAGGATTCAGCAAGCTGTGAATGAGGTTAGGCACTTCGCTAGTGGTGGTACCAACCACGACTATGTTGCGGTTCTCATAGAAGTGCGCCACCAGCAACTTGATGGCGTGAATCAAACCGTCTGGCACCTCGGCCTCAAGGTACCCCAACTCCATCGTCACCTGCACGCCGTTGCTTGTATCTGGGTGCACCGTCGGCGGTGATATGGTTGTGATGCGTGCGGGCTTGCGCTTCAGGTCCGTGTAGTATTGCGACGTGCTCAAGGTCAGCGTCGTGCTGGGCGTGTTGTTGTAGACGATGCTGGTAATGCTGCGCACAGGACCCACGGGTATTTCCCACGTACCACGGAACTCGTCAAGATACATGACCGCCGTGACGTCGCCCAGCTGCACGTTGCAATAATTCTGCACGTACTCAATGGCCGCGCTGCGTAGCGCCTCAATCAGCGTGTCTTCGTCGCTATGGTCTACGCGCAGGAATGTCTTGAGGTCGGCGGTGCTGACGATGCTGGACTCTGCAGCTGCGCCAGTAATCTCTAAAGTGTAGTACATGGGTGCAAGATAAAAAAAAGGCCCCGCATGGTTGCGAGGCCTTTCTCATTCAATCAATTTACTCTTACGAGTTCAAGATAGTAGCGTTTGCCATTACCATTGCACCGAGTGAACCGCTGCGTCGAACCTTAGCGTCGAAGAAAGTATCTACAACGATTTTGACAGTTCCTGCTGAGATGCCAGAGAATGGATCAACAGTTACGTCGAGGCCGCCCCAGTTAGCGTAGAACATGTCAGTCCAGTCACCGTAGTAACCAAAGTACACAGCAGTCAAACCGTCAGCTACAGAAGCTGCACCGCCTTCAATCAACTGGTCACAGTTCACAGCAGACAAATCCTGTACTGGTACAGAGCCGCTGTTCAACACGTTGTATCCAAAGATAGCACCGTTCTCAATCAATGGCGATACGCTGCTGACATTTGGCTGACCCAAAAGGTGAGCGTATGTAGTTGGGTGGAAAACGAACGCAGTGTTGTTCTCTGCACCGTTTGCCGTGATGGCTGCCCACAAGTCGCGGATATCTTCGCTGTCTGTCGCAGCCAAGTCATTCGTGCCTGTCTCAGTAGCGAAAACGATTTGACCAGTACCACCTGCCAGAGCAGTTGCACCACCAACACCGCTGATGCTGTTCAAGGCAATCTTGTCTTGCACGTTGGCGATAGATCGGCCAAAGTCAGCAGCAATCACAGCGGCCATGTTGCCGTTGGTTTGGTTGATTGCTTCCTTGGTCACGATCATCTGCTGCGCGATGCGCTGTGGAGACAATGTTTGTTGACCCATTGACCCAGTGTTGCCAGTTACAGAAGCACCTTCTACTGGCTCCTCTGCTGCGTCAGTTGGCAAAGATGGCATCTTGATGTCACCAACAAAGCCGTTGAGCTGTGTGGCTCCAGTAGCTGCGAGCAAAGAGTTAGAACGCAAAGCGCCAACCAACTCAGTCACCTCAGTCGCTACAGTTGTAACTGCATCAGCTACGCCTGACTGACTTGAGTCAACGCCGTACACGTTACGAGCTTCAATCAACATTGACTGTGGGATGCTGAAGTCGCCGCGCAAGCCGAGGCCCAAAGCGCTGGCTTCCTTGCGTGCTTCCTGCATAACCTCCTTCTCAAGGCCAGTCACGCCGCCTTGTGCAGCTTCGCGCAAAGCCTTACCAAAGTCAAACTTAGCGTTTGCCTTGATTGCCTCCTTGTCGCTTCGTACAACGGCATCTTGTGCAACCGCACGGGCCTTGAGGCGCTGTTCGTTTTTTGCCAAGCCGTCGCGCTGCTGTTCAGCTGCTTCGAGCTTTGCGTGAATGTCTTGCGTTTCTTCCAATTCTTCGGAAGTCAACGCGCGCTCCTCGGTTTCTGCGAGGGCGTTGATGTTGGCCAACTTGTCCTCCAGCTGAGAGATGTAGCGGGCCGCATCATTTGAGTTGCGAAAATTCATAATCTTTATTTGTTTT